AGCTGGCCACCCTGATTGGCGAAGGCTTCATTCGTGAGAGCCTGAGCCACGCCCTGACGAGAGCCGCCGAAAGCCCGCGCTGCGGTTGCCTGCGCGCCCATTTGCGCGGTTTGCATCATGCGCTGCCGCTCAAGATCAGCCATCGACAGATCAATGACCTGCTGCTCATACGGATTGAAATATTGCTGGATGCCGCCGAAAGCCGCTTGCGCCGCAACCGTGTCGGGCGTGTATCCGAAGGCTGTTTCAACACGCTCTGCACCGACCTGCTGCGGCTGGAATGCCGCCGCCGCGTTGGCAGCGTTGATCGCACCCGTGTAAGCGCCAGCCGACTGCTGGAAGATATTCGGCTGCGTCGGCGCTGCGGGCTGCGTCGGTGCTGCGGGCTGCGGCAAGACAGTTGCTTGCATCGGAGCCGGGCGAACGGGCGTGCTGTTGAACGGCATCGGAGCCCGGCGAACCGCTGCTACAGGAGCAGGGGCTGGCGCAGCAGACGGTGTTGCAACACGTCTTGGGTTTGATCCGCCTGCCATTTATTTCTTCCTTCCCTTATTGTCACGCGGGCCGCGCGGGCTGATGCCAGCCGCGTTTGCGATGCCGGACACACGCCCGCCACCCTCAAAAGTCTTTCCGGGTTTTCCCGGACCGCCGCCGTCAAACATGTCGCGCAGGCCCGTATATCCGCCCATGCCGCCAGACGAACCAGTACCAGCGCCAGAGGACATGCCGCCCATTCCGTCACGGTCACGCCCGCCACCCTGCGTCGGGTATGTCAGCGGTGCAGCCGCCATCGGGGCCATAGGCTGAACAGACGGGCCAAAGCTAAGAGGAGCAGCGCCGGTGATCGGGTCAACGAACATGCCGGTGATGGCGTTGTATTGGCCCGGTCGGCGGGTCTCAAGCTCGCGCAGAGCCTCGTCGTAAAGACCGCCTGACGAGTAACCTTGCACGCCGCCAGCGAATGTCTGCGGCGCTGGCATGCCTTCGGTGCCCATTGATAGCCCTCCACCACCAAGGCCGAAAGCCCCGGCTGCGCTGGAAAGACCCTGATTTGATGCGATCTGAAGCGGGGTCATGGCAGCAACGTCAGGCCCGTAATACGGGGTGTAGCCGATGTTGGCGACACCTTGGCCGCGCGCCAAATTCTCTTTGGCCGCCGCTTCTAGCCATTCGGGGATTTTGACTTCCGTGGTGGACTTGCCACCCTTACCGCCGCCGCTCATTCAAAGTCCCTTTCCAACACTGTCATCACTGGCCTGTATCCGTGCTTCGCAAGAACTCGCTCCCAGCCACGTCGCCCAGCGATTGTCATTGATGTGCAGCCCTGTGTCTTTCCCCAAGCCACGGCGGAATCAATCATGTTGACGATTGTTTCCATCTCACCACCGGCTAAAAAAACGTGCAGGACACTTTTCTTAGGATATAACACAATCTCAGTGACAGCGCACCCCTTTTCAGCAGGCCACAACTGCATGCGCCCGCTCAGGATGCCGTCAGCCACATCTTGGAAATCATGCGACCCGCCGCTGTACTCCAGCGCGTCTTCGATCCATTTCCGGCAATGCTCCAAGAGCGTCATGCCTGCACCCGACTGATGACCAGCGTCACCGACGGCGATGATGGCGCGTAGGCGGTCGCGGCGTGCGCCTTCAAGGTTCCGCTCGTGCTATCCGTGGCCCACATGACATTCAGTACGTCATTGGCGTTGACGCTGAAAATCGCTGTCCGAGAAACCACGATGGTCGCGCCGTTGTTGTGCAAGCTGGCAACAATTGTGCTTCCCGTCACATTCGTGCCGTTCAGCCTCGGCCAGAACCGAAAGTTCACGGTGCTGCCAGAAGAACTCGCAATCTGCGCCGTGAAGGCCAGCTTGTACAAGCCACCCTCAACAAACGTGATTTCTGTCAGGGGCGATCCAGTAAGCGTGATGCCCTCGGTGATGATGTCATCCAAGGCAATCTTATAAGCCGTGTCAGCAGCCGCCGCCGTGATGTCAGCATCTTGGCCAAGCACAGCATAGCCGTCTGCCAGCACGACTTGCCGCCACTCGCCATTCTTGGAGACGACAGGATACCCGCTGGACGCGTCCCACAAAATAATCCCGTCAGTCGCCGGGCTGGCATCGCTCGATTTGAAGCTGAGATTATCCCACGTCCGCGCGAGAAAGCGGCGCAACTCTTCGCCCCACCCGCGCAAATCCTGCCCGATGACCGGGATGCCAAACCTCATCGACGGCCCCCAGCCTCAACGTCAAGCCTCGGGATGCCCCAGCGCCAATCGGCCAGACGCGCGCCGACAACGCGCATTGAGACCTGACGCCCGCTAAACCGCACGCTGGTCGGTGCCGACATCGAATAGGGGCCATAAGACCGCTCGGTGTCATTCGGATAAAGCCGGGTCTTGAACGTCGTAGTCACGTCGCCCTGCGTTTTCTCGTCCGGGATCAACTCTTTGGCCATCATCGTTTGATCGCCAACGCCGATCTGCACCGGGCCGCTCTCGACGTAGACCTCGGCACCACCATAATTCCAGCCGGTCTCATGCGCGTAGATCGGCCCTGTCGGAGCGATTAGGATCGGGTTGCGGAACACGCCAGCATCGACGCCGCAAGTGCGGGCCATCGCCCCGATAGTCCAATACCCTTCGGCGTAGTTGTAGGCTACATATCTGTCGTTTTCGTTCGACGTGGCGGATGGGTAGAACCACCAAACCTCATTCTGAAGGCCATTCGCCGCGCAGGCGACCTTGGAAATTTGTGCGAGGTTCAGGTTGCTAAAGACGTAATCCGACACCTCAGACGGCAAAGGCTGCACACCGCCGCCGGTGAACGAATAGAACCCGTCGCGGCTCATCCAAAACACGCCAGCATCGACGGCTGCCGCGCAATTGCGTGAGGCGGCACCGCAAGACGAGCCGACACGCTCGAAGCCGTAGACAAAGGGCGGGCCTTGGTATGTCGCTGTGTGCGCGTCCACGTCGGTCAAGATCAACGCCTGCCCGCGAGTGCGAAGCGCCAGCATGATCTGGCCGTTGGTCTGCAACTCCAGATCGCCAGCCTCGTTCGTCGTGCTGGGCGTCCAGACTGTGTTGTTTTCTCGGTCTGACCACTGAACCTTGCGAGGGTTGCCGCCAGCGCCAAGGGCAAACAAGAAACGCTCCTCGGTAACGAGGATGCCGCTGTTGCTCGTCGGCGCGTTGGTCACGACAACGGCATCATTGGCCGTGTTGAGGGTCCATTCATAAATGTCGCCGTCAGCATTAGAGCATGCGACAAGATACTCGCCCCAGTTATCCAAAGACCAAGTTGTCGCCGGGATTGGGGTTTCGCCTTCTGGCCGCTCAGTTCCATAGAAGCTGACGCCATAAAGCCCGCCGCCGTATCCATCATTTGCATCTGCGCTGACAATGCCAGCCGTTAGGCCGGTCGGCGTAATGTCGGTCACGGTGTTGCTGGCACCCATGACCTTCAGCGCGTTGTGCGTCCCAAAGGCCAGCCAGCGCGTGCCGCCGTTCGCACGCCATGCAACAGCCCCGCGAGCCACACCTGTAGCCGTTGCATCGCCCCGCTGAACCCAGCCCCCAACGGGCTGCATGACGCCATCTTTCCAGCGAACAAGCGAGCCGTCAAACCAGCGGCCCGTGCTTTCTAGAGCAGTTCCCTTGCGAGAAATGCCCGGCGGTATTTGAAGCGGGACAAGCGGCATGTGCGCTCCTTACGGCTTGACGGGCCAGTTCACGCTGTGCGGGAAGCCCTCTTGAGCCGTTATATCACGAAGAGCCTGCCGATAGGTAGCCATCTCTGCGCTCATGGTCACGTCCGACAGAGCCATCCAATCGGTGTCGGCAAGCAGGCTGTCACGCTGTGAGCGAACGGCCTTGGCGGCCTCTGCATCAAGGTTGGCTTGATACGCAGCTTCCTGTTCAGCCTTCGTATGCAGGACACCATCTTCGTCGGTATAGTCCGAGAACATATCGACGACAGCCCAAGCCTGCACCCAATTGCCATTGGCATCTTGAGTTACACCATTGCGGGCTGCGTTCTGGTACGGCCCAACGTCAGGCTTAGGGGCTTCAAAGACGGCTTCGATGTTTAGTGCATCAAGGACGTTCTGGTTCCAATTGCGAGGCATGGAGATGTTAGGATTGGCCGACCGCCATTCCCCTTGGGTCTTTACCTCGCCCGTGACTTTGTGTCTGTATTCGCCCATGAGATTGATCCTTTCAGATGGGGGTGATTAGGCAATCGCCAGATAGATGTAGGTCGCAGCGTTGACGTTCACGTCGGTGGCAGCAACCTGATTGACGATGAAGCCAGTGCTATCCGGGTCAATCGTGTCATTAGTTGTAACCTCTGCGGCAGGCGTGTTCAGGCCCCAGTTCGGATCGTTGCCCGTGACGATGCCTCTTGCCGTATCCCAGACATACCAGTTACTAACAGTATCAGTGCGTTTGATGAGGATGAATCTTGCACCTGTCGCGAAACCGCAGTTGATGGTTTGGTTGGAGCCATTGCCTGTGTAACTGCCCACCTTGCTGATGCCGGGGAGAGAGGCGAATAGGTAGGCGATGTAGGTGGTAGTGCTACCGTTTACTGAGCTATTCGTTCCTACGGTGAATACGGTGGAACTTGGGGACGCGCTATTCCACCAAGTTGCTGAAACTGAAGGCGTACCGTTTGAGTTAAGAAGAAGAGCAGCAGAATTACCAACTGACGTATGGTAAACTGCCCCATTCCCCAATGCTGAACGCGACTTTACAATCATAAATTCAGGTGCCGCGCCAAGGTTATGGCTGACAGTCCTGTTAGCCCCTGTCCCCGTATACGCCACCACATCGAAGAATCCCGGTGCGCGTTTGAACAGGTAGTTTATGAATGTGTTGCTTGATGCGTTGGTGATTGTTGACGATGTGCCAACCTTAACCCCATCCATAACGTCCCAAGGGTTAGCTTGAAGAACATCCGTTGCGGCAGCTACTTCTACAGCATTTGTAGACGTAACAAGATACCCCGTCCCGGTCATCCGAGATGAAAACAGGCTTGCAACCCCTGACCCACGGTTTTTCACCAGAACTGCATCCGCAGTTAGCCCGCCAGTGACCGTAGCGTCTGCTCCCGTCCCTGTTCTTGCATTAAGACCCAACACCTCCGTCCCGCTCGTAGGTTCCCGCATAGGACCACGACGGATGGCGATGTAAACCCAAGTCTGAGACACACCTCCATTTACTCGCACAAACCCGCGAGCGGTTGGGGCCATAAGATTGCTTGTAGCTTCAGCAGCACTTGAGTCTGCATATAGTCGATGGGTGGACGTGCTGACGTTCATCCCTCGCATATTGTCCGCAAGAATCCAGTTTGTTACACTTGAAGAACTTTTCATGAGAACCCATTGCGGTTCCCACCCCAAATCAATTGTTGCGTTTCCACTTCCATCAGTCGTGAACGATCCACACGCAATCAACCCATCGGAGCCATCACCAGACGGGCCGAGGGGATCGTGGGCGTAGACATAGGCGACGTAAGTGCCACCAGAGGCGTTGACAAAAGTGTTGGTTCCCAGAGAAAACACAGTGCTTGTTGGCAGCGTATCATTCCAGCGAGTGTTGTCGTCTACTGTTGCAGCCGTAGAATTCAGCACAAGATAATCTGTCTCGGGAGCAGCCGTGTTGCCGCGATGATAAACCTGCCAATCAGAAGCCGTATCAGTGCGCTTAACGATAATGCACCCCGGAACGACACCGAGACTATGGGCGATAGTGCGGTTTGATCCCGTACCCGTATAAGTCACCACGTCAAAGAAACGCTTGGCCTTGCGGAAGGTCCATGACGCAAGGGTTGCTGTGCTAAA